GACGAATTTGCTATCCAAGTCATGCGCTGCTATGCCGACCGCATCGAACAAGTTGCCGAAGTTGGAACAACAGAATGGACTGAAGCTCAATTTGCCTGGGCCATTGCCCATTTGGCGGGCAGCTACGTTGGTGCGATGCTATGCCTGGAAATGCAGGGGCCAGGCGGCGCGGTGTACAACGAACTCAACCATTTAAGGAATTCGGCCGGCTCAATGACTTCGCAAGGCGAAGTGGGTGTTTTCGATGTGCTTGGCCGCATGCGCGACTACTTTTGGCGCAAGCAAGACGCCATGGGCGGGATGCCGTCTGCCTATCAGTGGCAGACGAATTCCAAGGAAAAGGTGCGCATGTTCACGAACTTGCGCAACTACTTCGAACGAGAAATGATCGGCATGCGTTCGCTCGATTGCATCCGACAATTCAGAAACATTCATCGTAATGGCGATCAGATCGGCGGCGAAGGCCGCGCCAAAGACGATCGCGTTGTCGCCTTGGCAATCGCCGTTGTCTGCTGGAATGATTGGCTTCTCCAGGAACTGGTGACTGAGGGGCATACCTACGCCGTCGCTCATCGAAATCCCGGTGAGGCCAAGATCGTGACTACGACCGAACGCGCAGTCGTTCAGTACCTTACGGCTCAGGGTATCAACTGGAAGTCAAAATGAGTTCGACACGCCAAGTCATGCCCAAGGCGCTTATTCAACAGCGCCTACTGACAATCTTGGCTAAGCGCGGCCGATCTTCCAGACAGTCTTTCAAGATTTCCAGCAGCGATGTTGCCAGGTTTCTTCATCTTGATCCTGAATTAATCAGCCAATGCGCCAGAAAGAATCGCGAAATAGATGAGGGTTTACAACTGCAACTATCGAATTTCTTCATCCTCTGGGACAATGGCGTTTTGGAAAAGGTCAAGGTCGGAACAAGTTTCGAGATTGTTAGGGTTCCCGCCAAGGCTGATATCAAACCTCCGCAGGCAACGATTGACATGAGCGGTATTTTCCCTCGCATCAAATGGAGTCGCTGATATGTCCGTCATTCGTGAATGGAAATGCTCTACCCACGGTTGTTTCGAGGGCTCCCATCCGATTTGTCCCGAACTGGGTTGTGATTCATCCGATGTTGAACGAGTCTTTCTGACGCCGGTTGGCATCAGCAAGGGTAAATATCAACGATTCGAAAACGGTTTGAGGCAAACCGCTGATCGAATGGGGATTTCCAATTGGAAAACGGCACGAGAAGGTGAGTCTTCTTTTGCCGGACGCGGCCCAGTTGGTTCCGAGGTGCTATGGGGCAACGATATCGAAAAGGTCATGGGGCAGCCTATGGCTGCACAGATGGCGGCAGCCTCTGCACCTCTGAACGTGCCTGGCAAAGACCCGTCGAAAGACCCTTACTTGACCGTGAACAATGGTATGCGTTATGCAGCCAATGAAATCGGCCTGACTCGCAATAATTTGCCTCGCGCCGAAGTCACAAAACCCATGCGTGAGGAAAAGGTGTCGTCGTGAAAATTCCTAGTGGCGCTGTTGAACGTCAGATTTTTTACGCCGGATTGATCGAGCAATGCGGAACTTCGCGATCGCAACGTTTTGAGTTCTACAAGCAACTGCGCAACTACTATTTGTTTGGCACGGTCGATGATTCCGGCGCACCGTACAACAAAATAGAATCCACGCTCGATACCCTCACGTCGTTTATCTACAGCCCCGAGGGTATCAAGTTTTCCTTGGCTCTCGGTGTAACGGCAACCGAAACCGATGCTGTCAAAGCCGAACCCCTATCGCGGGAACTTGCCGAACAATGGCGTAATGGTGGTACGCATATGCGCTTCGGAGCCGCCGTTCTCTGGGCGCATGTCTTTGGATGCATGCTGTTGAAGGTGCAATGGCGAGAAAAATCCAAACTCGCCCGCACGTATCTTGTTGAACCTCATCAGTTCGGCGTTTTGCGCGAAGACATCATGGAATTGGCTGATCAGGAAGCCTTTTGCATGTGGTATACGACTACCAAGACGCAATTGGCTTCGGATCTGGAAGGAAATCCCCGTAAGGATTCGATCCTGGAACGTATTTCGGCAGGCCAAGCATCCGCTGGTGGTTCGGGTATCAGCCAGGGCATGTCTCGTCTGTTGTTGTCCAATCCTGTAGGCGGCATTCCGGGTAGCAAGGCAGCCAGTTATGGCAATGCTGGTGGCACCATCAACGGTGGATTGCAGGGCGGACGAACCAGTTACAATTACGCCCCCCAAGTCGCAGCCGATATGGTAGATATGGTTGATCTTTATGTCTGGAACGATGAGGAAAACGACTATCAAGTCATCACTCAAGCTTCCGGTGACGTAACTATTTACGATCGTCCACAGCGCCGAGTAGGCGTTAGGGGTATTCCCCATTTCGTTCCAGTTAGAGTATCTAACAAGCTCTATGATTTCTTTTGGGGCGATAGTTATGTCAGCCGCTTAGCGTGGCTACAGGACTGGCGCACCGAAGACATGGGCAATATCCGTAACTTGCAAGCCAAACAATCTGACCCGCCCGTTTCCGTGACTGGAGCGGGTGGGATTGCCGAAGAAAAAATGGCGGCCTTGCGACGTTCTGGTGGCTTGGCTACTCTGAATTCTCCTACGGCCAAGATTGATATTCATTCGCCCAAGATGCCCGAGAATGTGTTTGCATCCCTTGATCAGATTGATCGGATGTTTGACGATATCGCAGGTATTGGACATATTCTGCAAGGTCGTGGGGAATCCGGGGTTCGCTCTCGGGGTCAAGCCGATCTAATGGCTAGGCTTGGTTCTTCACGTCCTAAGCAACGTGCACTTGTAGTGGAAGAAGCTGCTGAAGAAGTGGCGACTCTGATACTTAGATGTGTTCAGGAAGAATCTGATCAGCGTTTTGAAACTCAAGACCCCGCGAAACCTAATGCGAAACTAGTTTTTACGGCTGATCAATTCACGAATGATTTTGAAGCAAAGGTAGATGCACATTCTTCCAGCCCGATTTTTGTGGAAGACAGAAAGCAAGACGCCGAGAAAATGCTGGAGGCTCATGTTATTGACCGTGAAACCTTCCTAGACCTTTATGATCCGCCGAATTTGCAAATGCTCAAGCGTAGATTGAAAATGATCGAGCATAAGGAGGCTGAAGCAGCGCGAGCCAAGCAACAAGCGGAAGCTCAAGCCAAGGCCGAATAATGTCGGTGTGGCTGCTCGCCGTTTCGGGTGGCCCTGCATGAAGGAGGTCCATCATGGCCCGTCGTCATCGCCGCAGCAAGCGCAAGTAAACCGCGCGGGGTTCGCCCCGAACGGAGCTTGATTGCTCTGCAACCCCGCCCCGAGACGGGTTGGCATCTCCTGTCTCGGGGCACCTTATGAAAGGTAGACGCCATGAATGAACCGATCAACGCCGCCGCCCGTCCGGCTCGCCTGAAGGGCGCTCGTACTCGTAAGCACGGTCGCTAGGAAAAATCCATGTTCGATCTTCTCGATGCTCGTCCTGCTCGTCTAAAAGGTTACCGCAAACAACGTCGGTGAATCCATGAATAACGAGTATCCGACGCACGGCCATTTCAGCGAGCGTAAGCGCAAACGTGATCGCAGGGGGCGCAAATGAGTGTTCCTCCCGAAATCCTCCAGCGCTTGACCGCTGGCGCTAATCAACCCGCAGGGCCGGGTGGTTCTGCTACGCCTCAGATTCAAAAGAAAAAGGGTCTGAAAACTTCTGCGCTCGTCAATTTGTCGATTGCCCAGAATATGGTTGAGCAAGCTCTGACTGCATTCGAGCCTGGCGACAAGGAATATTCGGCTTGCCTGAAGGTACTAAATACCTTGGCTCCACTCGCGGCTAAAAACGATGCTTCTGATCTGGTTCCAGCTCAAGTGCTGCGCATGGTCGGGGAAATGCCTCAAATGGGTGGCGGCACTGATGTACAACGCTTGATTGCGCAACGTATGCGTCAAGGTCAGTTGCCCGGCGCTGGTGGAGCGCCCGGTGCCACGCAGATGCCTCAACAAGTCCCGCAAGTCCCGCAAGTCCAGCAAATGCCGCAAGGCTAAGGAGTTTCATCATGACTCAACGTTTCCTCAAGCCGTCTGAACAAGGTCTTCGCATGCCTACTGATCCGGCACAGATCAATGGCCCGGTCATCAATCCGCCGCGTTATTGCGAGTACGGTGGTCTGAGCGGCCCTGATCGCGTGAAGACGACGGTCAACAATTCGAAGTTTGACATCGGTAATCCGCTGACGATCTCGAAGCCGAACGGCGGCCGGTAATAGCTGCTAACAACCCGCGCACCGTTCTTTCGGTGTGTTGACCCGGAGTTTATCAATGCCCGCACCGCAATCTCTCGAAGATCTGACCGTTGACCAGCTTCTGGCAACGGCCAAGGAAACACAAGCAGCCCACCGGCTGCTGCAATCGCTTATGAGCGATCCGGCGAGCCGCGAAATGGTTCAACGCCATGTCAAGAAGATCGAGCCTAGTCGCCCGATTCCTGAAATTGACACGCGTGATGCTATCGAAGCCAAGATCGAGGAAGAGCGCAAGGCTCGTCAAGCGCTCGAAGCTCAGATTCGCGAACGTGATATTCGTGAGCGACTTGAAAAGGAACGTTCGCGAGTTTCTTCTCACTATCGGCTGTCGGAAAACGATATGCTGGAAGTGGAAAAACTCATGACGGACAAGGATAATCCTATTCCGTCTTACGATGCGGCAGCTCGTGTATTCAAGGCCAGCGCCTCGACGGGTACGCCCACTACCGCGCATCTAGCTCCCCCGACTTTTGACATGCCTGAGAGCGATGTTTGGGGTAAGGGTATCGGTAATAAGGCCAATCTCGACAAGATTGCAATGAATGAAGCTTTCAAGGCTCTCAATGATTTGCGATCTGGTCGGGTTTCTGGTTTGGGGCCGGCGACAACTTCTTGATGAATAGTCAAGAACCTTTTTAAATACGCCAGTTTTGCGTTTTTAGATATTGCTGGTCATAATTTCCACATTTGATTTAATCAAGAGGAAGATACCATGCCGCAACTGGGTACAGGGATTATGCCCTCTGGGGGCGCCGGTTCTCTGGGACAGGAACTCCAGTATGTGACGCGTCGGGCGTTCGTGAAAAAGTTGGTCGTTCAGATCTACAACACGAGTCCGCTCGCCGCCGCGCTGATCGCTAATTCGCAACCGGCCTCGGGTGGTGTGTCCTCGGTAACTATTCCGGCGCAAGGTTCGCAATTTGTGAACATGCAGTGGGTTGGTTATGACGGTTCGTTTAATCAGCCGGCTCCGCAGCCGGGCGTGACGAACCTTGAATTCAATCTCAAGGGAGCGGTGATCCCGATTCCCTATCTGGGCTTCGAAGGTCTGCTTCAGGATTCCCACGAAGTAATTCCTCTGCTCGCCGCCCGCATGAATGACGCGGGTAATGTGTATTGCGATGGTCTTGCGACTGCTCTGTACAATAACTCTAGCAATACTCAGCAAGTCATCGGTTTGCCGGGTGCGGTCGATGATGGTACGAATACGGTTGCCTATGGCAATCAGTCACGCACGACGAATACTTGGCTCAAGGCCAAGCGTTACGCAGCTGGTTCGGTTGCCCCGACTCGCGCCCTGGTGATGCAATACATCACTGGCACCTTCAAGAACGGTGGCGAAATTCCTTCTTTCGGCGTCATGGGGCCTGCTACTTGGCAAACTCTTGCCAACGACTATCTGCCCAATGAAAGCTATGTCATTACCCCTGAAAAGGGTTTTGACGACGAACCGTGGGGCGCTCGCTCGGCATTCCGGGCGCTGATGGTGGCGGGGGTGCCGATCTACTGCGATCCATACTGCCCTGAAGGTACGCTCTATCTGCTCAATACGGGCTACATGGCGTTCTATATCCATGAACGTGCGGCGTTTGCCTTCACCGGTTTCGAATCCACGCTCTCGAATTTCCAACTTGGCTACATCGGCGCGGTGCTATCGCTGCTCGAATTGGTCTGTGCCAAGCCCAAAACGTGCACGGTCGTGACCGGTTTCACGTATGTGACTATCTGAAGGGGTCTAAACCATGCCTTTCAACAAGATTTCGGCCACTGCAGGCTTGCTGTCTGCTGTCCCGTTCGCACTTGGCGCATCGGAAAACTTCGTGCTGCCAGTGGGGCAAGGCATCGTTGGTAGCTTTGGTAGCGTCACGACGCCGCAGCTTGCAGCTGGCAATCCGCTTTCTGGTCAATACATTGTTGGCCTGGGGCAATATTCGTGCCTTCAAGTCTTTGACCAAGCTATCCAAGCCTGGCGCAATGTACAGGTCAACCCCGGCAGCTTTGCGACCGTCTCGGCCGATGGTGCGAACTATCGTGTTGCCAACAACACTGGTTGCGCGGTCGGTGCGTTGATTACTAACGCAGGTTCCAGCTATACGAATGGCTTCTACGGCTACACTGAACAATTGTCGCCCGTTGTCATTCAGAACGGTGTTACGACGGCCGGTAATTCGACGCTGACAGTTACTCCTTCTGCTGGCGGTTCGCTCTGGAACGTCATTGTCGGTGGTGCCGTTAACACGACGATTGGTTTTTCTGGCACGGTTTATGCTGCTTCTGCTGGACAGGCTTCGCCGTTCGGCGGTACTGGCACGGCGCTGACCGGTTCGGCCGGTGCCAGCTACACCAAGCCGCCGCTGATCGTGTTCACGCCGCCGCCCAATCAGGGTCAACAACCCTACATTTTGCCGACTGCTGTTTGCACGATTACCAGCGGTGCGATTGCTTCGGTGACGGTTACCAATCAAGGCGCTGGTCTGCTGGGCCTGCCGGGTATCTCGGTTATTCCGCAACTCGGTGACACCACGGGTGGCGGTGCGGTGTTGGGTTGGGCGTCCGGTAACTCGGCGCAAGTCGGTTCCGGCACGATTCTCGCGCTGTATCCGGCGTCCAACGGTACGGTTGCTGTTACCGCCGTTCCTACTCTGACCTTCTCGCCGGCTTCGACTACGGCAGCAACCGTGATCATGAATTTCACGATCACTGGTTTCACGCAATCTACGGCTGGCGCTGGTTATGTGGCCGCTGGGGGTGCCTTCCAAGGCGGCATCGTATCGGGTACTGCTGCCAATACCAACCCGGCCTTTGACAAGGGGCTGGAAATCCCGATTTTCCCGCCCGTCACGGTCGCTGCCACGACTGGTTTGCCTTCGCTAGCTGGGCCGTTCGGTGGTGTCAACATCCAAGCCGTTCCGACCTTCTCGGCTTTCTCTACGAGTACCGCTGCCTCGACTGCTGCCGTTACGACTACAAACGTCGGCGGCGCTTCGGATATGTGCACGCTGTTCTCGATTTGAGGATTGATGATGTTTGAAGCACTGAAGAAA